AAGTTACTGTTGATTTTGGCTCACATCAAGCATTTTTATATTTCTTAGCAGCTGGCGGCGAAATACGTTTTGCAGCAAACGCAAGTGGAGGAACAACAGGCAGTCAATATACAAAAGATTGGGATTGGGCACAAGTATTGAATGACGCTGGCCAAATACGTTTTGGTAGAATTAATCAAAATACATGGCGTTGCGATTCAGTAACTGGTAGTGGAACAGGATACAGTAATGCAACTATTACATCTGGCGCACCAACTACAAAAATCTTTGAAAAACAAGGTGGCGGCAGAACCGGCGGCAATCCAGGCGATGTACCTGTAGCACAGATTTATGATGATAACTTTTTTAGGATTTATGCAAGTACTAATACTGCATTTAACACAGCAACACAACTAAAGTTTAAAATAGAACTAGACGATGGCGATACTGGAACAGGCGGTCAAGCAGAACCAGGCGGACCAGCAGGGCAGCTAGTAGACGAAAGTGTTACAGCAACAATCAATAGCACAGTATACACTTATACTCCAAGCAGTGATTTTGTTTGGGATAGTACTACTTATAATGCTATATCATTACCTACTCCAACTGGAACAAAAGATTCCGATTTTTAACTTGACAATGTAGTCTAAAGCATATATACTACTAGTACAAGTAGGAGATATTTATGGACGAACGCTTAGAAAAAGCATTAGATTTTAGCAACTACATGATTACTTTAAATAATCAAAAACGTTTGTTAAAAGAACAGTACCACGATAATCTTGTTTATTATTTTAATGGCGGTCAGTTTTCTGTAACAAAAGATCTTATAAGTTTTTGTCAAAGTTTATTAGCACTACATCAAACTGAAACTATATTAGTTGATGACAGTGGCATACCGATTGAAATAGAAGTATTACAAGATTTTGCCAATGAGCTCGTAAACGTGTATTGGCAATCAACAAACAAATACTTAACTGAATATAATAAGTTAAAAACAAATAGAACAGTTGAAAGTATTATGGATTTATGACAAAGGGTGTATTGTTATTTGCAAGTAATAATAAATCAGTTGATTATGTAAAGCAAGCTACTTTCCTTGCTAAACGCATACGCAAGTATATGGACTTGCCCACTTCGATTGTTACAGATACAGATATTGAATCTGACGTATTTGATTATGTTATTCATTCCGATGACATGACTAAAAATAGTACTAACAAACGATATGCTGATGGCGACTTTAGTGATAAAACATTAAAGTTTAATAATAAAAACAGAGCATCTGCATATGAGTTAACTCCTTACGATTCTACTATAGTAATGGACACTGATTATATTATTAGCAATGATTTACTAAACAACTGCTTTGTACAGCAAAAAGATCTTTTGCTATACAAGGATGCTACTCATGTTGGAATGCATAGAATAGTACCTGAGTTTGAAAAAATAAGTGATACTAGTGTAGATTTTTATTGGGCCACTGTAATCTTTTTTAGAAAAACAGATGAAAACAAAATGTTCTTTGATCTAATCAAACACATTGAAGAAAACTATATACACTATCGTAATATGTATCAGTTTAAAACAAGTGTATATAGAAACGATTTTGCCTTTAGTATTGCAGTACATATTATGAATGGATACCAAACAGGAAACTTTGTTGGAAGTTTGCCAGGTACAAAGTTTTATGCAACAGATAGAGACGTAGCTGTTGGGATTAAAGACGATGAAATAAAAATACTAGTACAAAAAAATAAAAGACTTGGAGAATACACTGCTGTAAATCTCAAAGGTAGTAACTGTCATGTGATGAACAAGTTTAGTTTGGAGAGAATTATTGACCAATAACTTTACAATGCTGGCACAAAACAGTGATTTTGATTATGTTAGACAAGCATGTTTAGCAGCAATGAGTATTCATGCTACAAACAAAGATGTTAGTATTTGTCTTATTACTGATGAAAGTGTGCCTACAAAATACAAACATTTGTTTGATCATATTGTTGAAATACCGTGGGGAGATCATGCCAAGGACGAAGATTGGAAAATCAGTAATCGTTGGAAAATATATCATGCTATTCCGTACAACGAAACTGCGGTGATAGATACAGATATGTTAATACTTGAAGACATTAGCAGTTGGTTTGATTTTTTAAGAAACTATGATTTATTTTACACTAGCAATGTGTACACATACCGTGGAGAACTAGTTGATGACAACTATTATCGTAAAGCGTTTAAAAAATACAATCTTCCAAACTTGTATAGCGGCCTACATTGGTTTAAAAAATCTGACTTAGCACATGAGTTTTATACTTGGCTCGAAATGATAACAAACAACTGGGAACAGTTTTATAAATCAGCCAGTTCTGGAAAAAAGTTTGCATTGCGTCCAAGTATGGATGTTAGTGCAGCAGTTGCTTGTAAAATAATGGACATTGAACATTTGATTACAAACAATAAAGTTAAGAATCCTACATTTACACATATGAAACCAAAGATACAAGGTTGGGACGTTAACTTTGCATATCGTTGGCAAGATAGAGTTGGTGTTTATCTTGATAGTGATATGAGACTAAAAATAGGAAATCATCAACAGTCGGGCATTTTTCACTATACCGAAAAAGATTTCTTAAATATCAACTTGATGAAAAAGTACGAAAAATATTTGGGAATATAATATGAAAAGATTTGTGTGTTTTGACAACGATGGAAATATCTATAAAATTTCAAAAGAATCCGATGATAGATTTAAGTTTCTTGAATGCGATTTTGAAGACGTTAAAAAGTTTATCGAAGGCCATTGGAGTTTATTAGACTATAAAGTTGAGTACGATTTTATTGATAAAACCTATCATATTAAAAATCAAACACAAATTGATGAAGATAAACTAATGTGGAGTTTTTTATATCAGATTCCTAAAACTGTGCCAGACACTCCACAAATAATTCTTTCAAAAGATAATACAAATAGTGTTTGGAGAATATCTGCAAACTCTGATTTTTTATTAGATCTCAAAGATAAAGATGTTACAATAAATCTTTCAAACTATTATTTTAGTATAACCAAAAAAGATGATCCTAATGTATTGTACAGATTAATAAGATTTGCCGATTCGGATGAAGTAGCGTTTGAAAATGATTTTGAGTTTGACAATGAGGAAGTTTCCGTATATACTATGCGTAGGTTTGATACTTATCATTATGAGGAAATAAATGGCTAACACATTTAGAGTTATCGATTGCGATATTATATACTTGTCATACGACGAGCCCAATGCAGAACAAAACTATGCAGACTTGTGTAAAAAAGTTCCATGGGCAGAGCGTGTGCATGGTGTAAAAGGCAGTGATAGCGCACACAAAGCAGCCGCTAACAAATCAACTACTGATAGGTTTATTACAATAGACGGCGATAATATTATTGATGAAAAGTTTTTGTCGCAAACAATGAACTTTGATGAAAATACAGATCTTACAAACAAAGTTATTAGTTGGACTGCACTTAACACTATCAATAATCTTACATACGGAAATGGCGGCATCAAGTGCTGGCCTAAACAACATGTATTAAACATGCGTACACACGAAAATGCACCCAGCAATAATCCACATGCACAAGTAGATTTCTGCTGGGACACACAGTACATACAAATGAATGGTACATACAGTACTATTATGAATAATGCTACACCACATCAGGCATGGCGTGCTGGATTTAGAGAAGGTGTTAAAATGGCACTGGATCAAGGCATGCGTGTTAGTGTAGAAGACTTTCATAAAAATCATTGGAAGAACTTGCACCGTTTGTACATTTGGTTGATGATTGGCGCAGATGTTGAAAACGGACGTTGGGCTATTTACGGCGCAAGAGAAGGGTTGTACAAGACTATGTGTACAGACTGGGACTTTGTAAATGTACGTGACTTTGAATATCTAAATGATTATTGGAAGGAAAAGGGCGACTTAGTTGAAGAAGATATCGAATATTATACACAAGAGTTAGGCGATAAACTTGTAAATGAATTAGATATTCCTATTGCTGCTGATCCATTAGATGCAACTCAAAGTGTATTTTTTAAAACAGTATACCAAAATCCAGCACGTGATAACAGCAAACAATTCTTAGATAGAGAGCAGTAATGGAACGCAGCGAAAGCGAAGAAATCAAGCGTATCGATAAGATTACGCAGGAAATATCTCCTACGTTTTGCTTTGCCAAATGGTATCATGCAAACATCTATTTTCAAACAGGTGAAACACACAGTTGTTATCACCCTGCTCCTCACAAGATTGATGCAGCACCGCTACTAGAAAATCCTAGTGCCATACACAACACAGTACAAAAAAAAGCAGAACGTGCTGCTATGATGAAGGGTGAACAACCTAGTGGATGCAACTATTGCTGGAAGATTGAAGCAATGGGCAAAGACTATGTTAGTGATAGAAAACAACGCAACCAAACTATCTTTTTCAAAGAACGCCTGAAAGCTGTCAAAGAAGGTGGTGCTGAGTTTGATGTTAATCCAGAATACTTGGAAGTTTCGTTTGGCAACGAGTGCAACTTTCGTTGTGGATACTGTCACCCAAAAGCCAGCAGCAGATATCATCAAGAAATCAAGCAACACGGCCCTTACACAAACGTAAAAAATCACAGATGTGATATTGACTGGTTTGAAATCTTTGAAGAACAAAGCAATCCGTATTTAGATGCATTTTGGAAATGGTGGCCAGAGCTTAGTAAAGACTTGCACATCTTACGCATCACAGGCGGCGAACCTACAATACAACAAAGCACATACAAGTTGTTTGATATGTTAGATGCAGATCCTAAGCCAGAACTAGAGCTAAACTGCAACAGCAACTTGGGCGGCAAGCCAAAGCAGTTGGAAAAGTTTACAAACCGTGTGAATGACTTGTTGACAAACAACAAGATTAGACGTTTTAAAATGTTTACAAGTATTGACACTTGGGGCAAACGTGCAGAGTATATCCGTGATGGACTAGACATTGAAGTGTTTGAACGCAACTTAGATTACTTTATGCGCAACTGTGAAGCACCAATGGTTATTATGATTACATTTAATATTTTCAGTGTCACTACATTCCGTACATTGCTTGAAAAGATTCTTGAATGGCGTAAAAAATACAATGATGTAGAAACACACAGATGGCAACGACTAGGGTTTGATACTCCGCATCTCAAAGAACCGCTACAGTATGATATCAATATCCTACCTAAAAACTACATGAGCTATATGCATGATCATTTGCAGTTTATAAAAGAGAACACAGATGACAATCGCAAGGATGCATTTAGCACCATTGAGTATGAAAAGTTTCGCCGTGTGGTTGATTACATGGAGTCTACAGAATATCCATTAGACAAAGTTATTCAAGGACGCAGAGACTTCCACAACTTCTTTGAAGAACAAGGCCGTAGACGCAATGTCAATCACGAACAAGTGTTTCCAGAGATGTCAGACTTTTTTGAACTTTGTAAGAAATACGTCTAGTGCTTGTTTAGTTTCAGGCCACATATTTTCTTCTAGTTTTTTCATATAAAAATCAACGTCAACTTTCCAAAATGTTTGGAATGTTCCTTTGTACTCTAGCTCTATAGGATCTTTTAAATATCCTTGGTTGTGCATAATCTTTGACCATATGCGATGTACTTTACTTTGACTTCCAGTTTCCAGCGTATTTGTACTAATATATTGAGGATTTTCTAATCCAACATAATGCATACACACAGGCGTAAGCATTTGACTAGTCCAGTGATTCATAGGAGAATGGCGATAGTTGTGTACAGCATGGGCACGTTCTCCGTCGACTATATCATTTAATACACATGTTCTAGCACTTATTCTATGTGCATTTTTTCCAAGTATGCCCAACTGTTGCAAACTATGGCTTACACTAGTGCCTACAATATTATCTTTATAGTATAATAAAAATAAGTTTGCATTTTCGTGTTTGTTAATATAATCTATTAACACAGTTTTATTATGATTGTTATAAAACCCTTTAGCAGCAGCACCTTTATAGAAATCTGTTAGATCCTGTGTACCATTATACATTTCTAGTTTATACAAATGTCTGTGTCCTTATAATCTTTTTAAGATTATCATCTACTTCTATTTCATCTACTGCCCGAAGTCTAAATCTTGGAATATATCGATGTTGTTCTACAAAATCTGCCATATCTTTTATATTACCTGTGTAATATAATATACATTGATTTTTAATTTGTTGACATAATGCAAGTTCTGCACCAGCTGCAACTGCTGCTTTTTCTATTTGTTCAGGATATACTCTGATAGTATTTTGTTTAAACATATTGTGTTTGCGTCCGTTAATTGTAAATCTATTTCTGTCACCGTCGACACAGTCACCACTAATCCATATATTAGATTGACTACTCCATTTGCAAGCTATTTGCCCGTTTACAATGTCAACTTCTGCACCTAAAGCAATACTATCTATAGTATATGTATTTTCTTCTTCACTGTACAACACCATAGGAGGTACTTCAGTACTACCGTATACATTATACACTTTTCCTGGGTTGTGCTCACGTAGCTCGTCTAGCATACCTGTTGGTGTAAAATCACTTCCTGTAATGACAGTTTGTAAACTACTATAATCCAGTGTCTTCCATTTATCGTGTTTGTGCAATACTTTCCAAACATTAGGTAATAATAATGTATGTGTTGGACGTATTTCGTGTACACGATTTATATAGTCAATGCCTTTGAATGTTTCAATGTATAGTTCGCAATCTAGTTTTAATGCAAGGTACACACTTAGCACACTAAATGCAATACCACGAGGAGAATAGTAACTAAGTATTTTACTATTTTCATCTAACCCTAGTGTTTTGATATTTGCATCTACAGCTTGTTCTATAGTTTCTTTGGTATGTCCAATATGCTGCGGAAATCCAGTTGTACCGCTAGTGCTTAGATTAAGAAACTTGTCACCTCTGTAGCCATAGCTATATCCATTTTGCCAATACCAGTTGTGTAATAGTTTAAGAACATTTTGCTCCCAGTCTGGCTTGTTACTGTAACAGTTCACAGGATTACTTAGTGTGTAATCGCTTATCCATTGTTCAGATATTTGTTCACCGTCAATAAAAATTTTCATTTATTTCTCGTTGATACAAGCAGGAAAGTTTTTTTCAGTACCGTTGGTGATTTTTTTAGCAATCTTGTAAGGTGTAAATCCAAACATAAAAGGAAAAAATGCGTGTAGTATGCCCATTATAAAAATACCAAGCCCTAAAAAGCTATAACATATTGCTATAAAACAATGTGTAAAATAGTTGGTATTTGCTTTTTTTAAATGTTTCCAATCAAATAACATACTTTATTCTCCTCTGAAGACTTTTTAATATGTGATTACTATAGCATATTTTTTAGTGTAAGTCAACCCATGTTGTTCCGGTATATCCTTGGAACTTTTTGTTACTAGTGTTAAACAATATCATGCCTGCTTCTGCCGTCATACTATCTCTATCAGCAAATGTAGTACCTCTAGCTTTAAATACTGGAACTTCTAATACACCCTTGTTGTTAAACTCTAGTCTATTTTCTGTATTTGTAACATGTGTGTTAGACGTTGAACTTAGTTGAATGCCAAAACTTGACGGCATAGTATTTCCAGTTGCATCGGGTGTTCCATCAACTCTAAATCCAAAAAGTCCACCACGCTTGTATTCAGTACCGTTGTATCCCCAGCTTTCGATACTTAGTAGTTCGTCATTGTTTAACAATGATGTTCTAGAATTGCCCTCACCTCGGTGTGCAAGAGAGTCAATCGAATCGGTTTGTATACTTAAACTATCAGCAATGATATTTACTTCGTCATTTTCATTACCAATGTTTATCTTATCATTTACGCCACTAATAAGTGTTCCATTGGTTGAACCTGATATAATGTTAATAAATCCGTTATCAGTTTGCGTATCGTGTGCAACTGCACCAATGAATCTTCCTAAAAAATCAGCTTTATGTTCAGGCGAGTTTTCTAACGATAATCTCATTACTGGTGTACCATCATAATGATTCAGGTGAGCTCTTACTTCTGTATCAGCTCTAGTTGCTCCAATATTAACTATAGGACCACGTGCAACTTCATCATCTTCGGGATATACAGGATGCGAAAGTCCACCGTAAAACTCCCATTGATTATATCCACCTGTGGTATTATGTCCAGTTAATCGTGTAGCAATATCGTCACCTGGCTGTATAGCAAGTAACTCACCAGTAAGGTTTCCTGTAACATTGCCTGTTACGTCTCCGGTTAATCCGCCTATTACTTCACCAGTGTGCGTACCTGTAGTATCGCCGAAAAAATCTCCGTAACTAGTACCATTAAAGTCACCGTTGAATGTACCGTATATTACACTATCAGCAGTTATACTTCCTGTAAGATCACCGTAAAACGATCCAGTAATACTATCAGCATTAATAGATCTTGCCCCAGTATTAACAATAGCTTCGCCATTGCTATCTACAATGTTTCCAACAACATCAGCAATAACCAATCCAGTATCGCCATCAAATGCTAACGCCTCGTTGTCGTCGTACACACTACCAGTAACACTACCAGTTAGATTGCCTGTAGCAGATAAAACTGTATTACCTTCTGCGTCCTCAATGGTTCCAATCAAAGAACCATACAAGTTTCCAGTTTCGACATCAACTAATATAATACCGTCAACATCAACAACACTAGCTTTCACTAGCCCCTGCCAGCTATCAACAATCACTGTCTCGTCTGCTGTAATAATATCTAATCGGTATGCTTCGCCTGGTATAAAATCGGTCATTTTTATCGGTTCCTATTCTCTAGTATTTATCACATTCTGTTCTTGACTTGTTGATTAAGATATGTTATAACTAGTAGTATGTATGATATAATCTTTATTGGCGAAAAAAACAAACAATGGAAATCTGTAAAACAACGATTTCCTCTTTTAAAACATGCAAGCACACTGGAAGATGCAAAGCGTGTTTGTATAACAAAGATGTTTTGGGTAGTGTGGCCTGATATTGTAATAAACGATGATTTTAACTTTGATTATCAGCCAGACGCATGGAGTACTGAGTACATACATGTATTCAAAAACAATGAATATCATGATGGAGTTTGTCTGATACCAAAGTCTTCGGAAGTGTCAGTTAAAGAGTTACAACATCGATTTTTTGTTAATAAAAAAGAAGTTGATATACAAGCAAGCAGACCTTGTTCTTATGATATTTTTAACATTGATACATATGCAGATTATTTGTCTGCATTAGAAACTAGTGAAACAGATATGTTTTGGATGAGTACTGCTAATATTGGTATCGATACAGAGTTTGTTAACAACTATTATATTCCACATCGTGAAGTACAACTACTTTCGCAAAATCATGCATTTGTGCATCAAGTTGATGACAAAGAGTTATATAATGGATTATTCCTTTGTAGTAAAAAATCTGAGTTATCTAAAAAAGAAGTTGAGCACAGATTTATAGTTAATAAAATTGAACACAAAACAGTAGCTAGTGGTCCTACAAAATATAATGTTTTTAATAAAGTTGATACCTATGAAGAATATTTGTCAGCATTAGAGACTAGTGCTACAGAAATGTTTTATGTTGTTCCGTCTAGTGTCATTGTATCTAACGATTTTAACTTTGATCAATATTTTCCACATGACAATGTATTTGATAGAAAAATAAATCATATGTTTTTAAATGGTAAGTTCCATGACGGAGTTATACTTTGTAGTAAACATTCTAAAATTAGCAAACGTGAATGGCTATTTAGATTTATTGCTAATAAAAAAGAAGTTGAAATACAAGCAAGTATACCTAATCCTTACGACATTGTTTTTATTAGTTATCAAGAACCAAATGCAGATGAAAACTTTGAAAATCTAAAAACTAGATTTCCAGACAGAGTAATACATAGAGTACATGGTATCAAAGGAATACACCAGGCACATATCGAAGCAGCAAAAGTATGCAGTACGCCTATGCTTTATATAGTTGATGGCGATGCTGTAGTTGTTGATAACTTTAACTTTGATTGGCAAGTTCCAGCTTGGCAATATAATCATGTGCATGTATGGCGCAGTAAAAATCCTGTCAACGGACTAGTGTACGGATATGGAGGTATTAAGTTATTTCCAAGACACGAAACACTTAACATGGATATTAGTAAGCCTGATATGACTACAAGTATCAGTGATAAGTTTGTAGCTATGCCAAGTGTTAGTAACATTACATCATTTAATACAGATCCATTTAATGCTTGGAAAAGTGCATTTAGAGAATGTGCAAAACTATCAAGTAAAGTTATTGATAGACAGAAGAGTAAAGAAACAAACGAACGTCTGAGGACTTGGTGTATGTACATGATACCTGATACTCCGTTTGGAGAAGATGCCCTACAAGGAGCCAAAGCAGGAACAGCATACGGTACTCGAAACAAAGGCAATGTCGAAGCGTTGAAAACTATCAACGATTTTGAATGGTTAAAGGAAAAGTTTAATGGAAATATATAAACTTTTAGACAGATTTGAAATACTAAATCCACAAAATAAATATTTTGAAAACTTGCGCCGAGCATATATTGATAATGACATAAGTGCTATATTAGAGTTTACGCCTGATGATGATTTACGGAGTGCTATTTTAACAAAAAATATTTACAGTATTTTTCGATGTATAGACAATACACGAGCTGTCGGCGACATTGAAGACTTACGTAAGGCAGTTTTAGAACAAAACTTGCATAGTTTATTCAGATTACTGCCAGGAAGCGATGATTTAAGAAAAGCAGTTGTTGAAGACAATATGCATAGTATTTTTAGACTAGTAGGTAACGAAGATTTAAAAAAAGCAGTAATGGATGACAATGTATGGAGTGTACTTAGGCTCCTAAAAGATAAAGATAGTACATATTTTGTTGATGCATTTAAAAACTTTGAAACCAACAATATTCAGATAGACGAAGATTGTTTTAGTAGGGGACAACTACAGAGTAAACTTTGGCTAGTAAATGAGCTTAAAAAATGTAATATAGAACTAGGTAAAGTATTTTTATGTGCTGGCTGGTATGCTACTCTTGCTACTATGTTATTTGAAAGTGGTATAAAAATAGATTTTATTCGGAGTTTTGATGTTGACCCGGATGTTTGGAAAATAGCCGAAGTGTTTAACAAACCTTGGGTTACTGATAAATGGAAATTTAAAGCCAGCACCGAAGACATACACGAAATAAGATTTGACGAACACATATACGATGTAAACAAAACAGACGGTACAACTCAGCGATTGTGGACAGTTCCAGATACAGTTATCAACACAAGTTGCGAACATATAAATAACTTTGATAGTTGGTATGACAGCATATCATACGGAAGTTTGGTAATAATGCAAAGTAATAACTATTTTGAAATCGATGAACATGTTAACTGCCACAAAACACTTGAAAGTTTTGCAACCCAAGTACCTCTTGGCGAAGAGTTATATAGTGGCGAATTAGAACTACCGCAATACAAAAGGTTTATGAGAATTGGATATAAGTGAACTAAGTGTAAGAGAACTGCAAACTGAAAGTGCTAGAGCACTAAGCACAATACAAGCAACCAATAATAATATTTGGCAGTTTAATAAACTAGCACATCACAACAGTCAAAACTGGTACAAGGCTGTAATCGAGTGGTATGTTGAACAATATGGCGACTTGCCCAGTAAGACCGGCCCTGGTAAAGATGTAAAGTTGATAATGGATGTATAAGTACGAAAATATAAAAACAATACATTTAGAAAACACACAAAACTGTCAAGCCAGTTGTCCTATGTGTGACCGCAATCAAAAT